CCCGGACATCCGGATCGAGGACGCCGGGGACCTTTCGGTCTTCCAAGCCCGGTCCATGGACAACGTGTTCTCCTCTCACCTGCTCGAGCACATCGAGCCCGAGCGCGTGTCCGCCGTCCTCAAGGAGTGGTGGCGCGTCCTCAAGGAAGGCGGGCACCTGACGCTGTACCTGCCGGACGAGGACGAGTACCCGAAGGTCGGCGAGAACGGCGCGAACCCCGACCACAAGTGGAACGTCAACCGCGATCGCGTCATCGAGTACATGCGCGCGATCAAAGGCTGGGACCTGATCGACTTCCAGAAGCGCAACGCCGATGACGAGTACAGCCTGCTGTTCGTCTTCAAGAAGATCGGCGACGGGCACCACTTCTCGCACCAGAAGCCGAAGCCCCCGAAGACGGTAGGCGTCGTGCGCTATGGCGCCTTCGGCGACCTGCTGCAGACCTCGAGCGTGCTGGCGGGCCTCAAGAAGCAGGGCTATCACGTCACGCTGTACTGCTCCCCGCCCGGCTGCGACGTGCTGCGCTTCGACCCGAACGTGGATGCGTTCCACTACCAGGACAAGGACCAGGTGCCTAACGCCGCGCTGGTCGACTTCTGGACGTACCACCGCAAGAAGTACGACAAGTGGATCAACCTGTGCGAGTCGGTGGAAGGCACGTTCCTCGCCCTGCCGCAGCGCACGCTCCACGAGTGGCCGCCTGCCGCCCGCCACAAGCTGATGGACGGCAACTACCTCGAGTTCGCGCACGCCGTTGCAGGCGTCCCGCACGACCCGCAGGTGCGGTTCTACCCGACCCCCTCGGAACGGGAGTGGGCCCGCAAGGAGCGCGGCAAGATGGGCTCCAAGGTGCTGGTGTGGGCCGTCGCGGGCTCCTCCGTGCACAAGGCGTGGCCGTACCTCGACAACATCATCGCCGCCATCATGATCGAGTACCCGGACTGGGACGTCGTGATCGTCGGCGGTCCCGCTGCCCAGCTCCTCGAGCAAGGCTGGGAGAAGGAGAAGCGGGTGCACTGCCGCTCCGGCAAGTGGGAGATCCGCCAGACGCTCGCATTCCTCGAGCACGCGGACGTCGTGGTCGGGCCCGAGACCGGCGTGCTGAACGCGGTGGCCTGCTCGCCGGTGCCGAAGGTGGTGTTCCTCAGCCACTCGTCTGACAACAACCTGACACGCGACTGGGACAACTGCATCGCGCTTTCGTCCCCGGCGACGGTGTGCCCGGGGCGTGGCAACAACGAGGCTCCCGCCTGCCACCAGATGCACTACGGCTGGACGTACTGCAGGAAGACCGAGGCCGGCGTCGCGCAGTGCATGGCGGACATCACGCCGGAGATGGCATGGCCGGCGATCCAGCACGCGATGAAGTTCAAGCGTGAGGAGGCTGCGTGAGCGTTTCAGGCACCTACACGTTCACCGTCACGCGGGACGACATCATCCGCGACGCGATGCTGAACATCGGCAAGCTCGGCCAGTCCGAGAGCCCGACGGCGCAGGAGACCACCGACTGCGCCCGCAAGCTCAACATGATGATCAAGCAGTGGATGGGCCGGATCGACTTCGCGCCCGGCCTCAAGGTCTGGACCCGCAAGCGTGGCGACCTGTTCCTGTCCTCGACGCATTACATGTACAGCCTGGGTCCGACCGGCGACCAGTGGGCGGGAGGCATCGCCGTCGCCCAGCCGAACGGCGCCAACTATGCCCAGACCCAGATCACGGCGGTGGCCGTGGCCGGGCAATCGTTCTTCAGTGTCACGAACGCCGCTGCCGCGAACATGACCGTCAACGACTACTTCGTCATACAGCTTGACAGCGGCGACGTCGCGACGGGGACGATCGGACAGATTGCTGCCGGCCCTCCCGGCCTCAGCATCATCCGGCCGGTCCCCGTGACGACTTACTCCCTGCCCTCGCAGGCATCCGCCGGCAGCTACGTCTGGAACTACACGACGAAGGCTCAGCGGCCACTGGAAATCCAGACGGCGATCCTGCGCGACGCGCAGAACAACGACACGCCGATGAACTACATGACGCTGGAGACCTACGAGCAGTTGCCCAGCAAGACCATGCCGACGTTCCTCTCGGACCCGACGGCGATCTACTACGAGGCCGGCATCGGTTCCAGCACCTCGACCAGCAACGGCACGCTGTACATCGACTGCGGCGGCGCGCAGGACGTGACGAAGCACCTGCACATCGTCTTCCTCGAGCCGATCATGGACTTCAGCAATCCCACCGACAATCCCGAGTACCCGCAGGAGTGGTATCGGGCGCTCTGCTGGGGCCTGTCGCGCGAGATCTGCCCGATGTTCAACGCGCCGTGGACGAAGGAGATGGACGGCAACTTCCAGGATGCCATCACCCTCGCGCAGCACTCGAACGCCGAGACCACGCAGATCTACTTCCAGCCGTATTCGGCCAGCCCCTACGAGCCATGAAGTACGTCCCGCTTTTCGGTTCCGGCATCGCGAGCAGCAGCTACCCGGTCACCCGGCAGCGGCGGCTGAACGTGTATTTCGAGAACCGGCCGGACGGGGACAAGACGAAGATCGCGTGCTTCGGTACGCCGGGGCTCGCGTACCAGAGCATCTCGCAGTACTGGGCATATGCGCGCGGCATCACCTCGCAGGAAGCCACCAGTGATGTCTTCGGGTCCGGCAGTTTCCTGTATCGCGTGGAAGGCGGGAACATCCGCGTCTACAAGATCGGCGGCGCAGAGAACACGGTCTATGCCCCGTTCCTGACGACCTCCACCGGCCCCGTGTCCATGGCGGCGAGCGGCACGCAGGTCATCGCGGTGGATGGAACCGGGGGCGCCTACTACGACGTCTCGACCAGCGCCTACGGGCCGATCACCTCCGGCGGCTTCCCGAACGGCGCCAAGACGGTGACGTTCTGCAGCGGTTATTTCGTCTGCGAGCAGCCGGGATCGCAGAAGTTCTGGGTGTCAAATCTCTTCGACGGCACGACGTGGAATGCGCTCGCATTCGCCTCGGCCTCGCAGTACCCGGACACCATCGTCGCGGTGGACTCCCTGATCGGCACGCTGATCTTGTTTTCCACCACGCACACCGAGTTCTGGCAGAACATCGGCGCCACGCCGGAGCCCTTCGCCCCTATCCTCGCAGCCACGGTGGAGTTCGGGTTGGCCGCCATCTGGAGTCGCGCGCACGTCGACAACAGCCTGATCGCGCTCTGCGTCAACCGGCAGGGAGCCGCGCAGGTGGTGCAGTTCAGCGGCTACAGCGCGAAGGTCATCTCGACGCAGGACCTCGACAACCTGCTGAGCACCTTCCCGTCCGACATTGCGAACGGCACGGCGCTCACCTACACGGTGAACGGCCACCCGATGTACCAGCTCACGTTCCCGACGGCGGACACCGGTGTGGGCCGCTCATTCCTGTACGACACGTCCACGGGCCTCTGGGGCGACGCCCAGACCGGCACGACGGCGCAGGCCGCTGCCCGCCACATCGGCCAGTACTCCACGGCGGTCAACGGCGTCAACTACATCACCGACTACCAGAGCGGTCTGATGTACGCCATGGACCCCAACACGTTCACGGACAACGGCGCGACGATCGAACGCGAGGTGGTCAGCCGGCACATCTCGACCAACTTCAACGTGTTCAGCGTGGACGAGGTGTATTTGGACATGGAGACCGGGGTCGGCGCCGGCCAGGTCATGATGCAGTACTCCAAGGACAACGGCCGGACGTGGAGCACCGAGCGCTGGGTGAGCATCGGGGATGTCGGCCAGTACCAGCAGCGCGTCATCTGGCGCCAGTGCGGATCGGCGCGTGACTTCGTGTTCCGCTTCCGCATGACCGACCCCTACAAGTTCGTGATCACCGAAGCGGCCTGTTCGTTCCGGGAGCGCCAGCAATGATGACGCTCGGCCCCATCCCGCGCCCGCAGATCGTCTCCGGGAACACGCTGACACCACCGTGGCAGTCGTGGCTGAATTCCCTCGCGCGGGTGATCCAGTTCATCAACCAGGGCTCCTATACCGTGTCGACTCTGCCGCCCGCTGCCACCGCCGGGTCCGGCGCGCGTGCCTACGTCACGGACGCCAACGCCACGACCTTTGCGTCCGTGGTGGCGGGCGGCGGAGCCAATGCTGTGCCGGTCTACAGCGACGGGACCAACTGGAGGATCGGATGAGCGCCATCGTCCCCGTCGACCTCAGGGAGATCCGTTCGGCGCTGAAGAGCCCCGAGAACTTCGACATGGCCGTGACGCAGATCAGCCACGCCATGCTGGAGAAGCCGCAGGCCCCGTGCGGGGTGCGGCACCTGTTCTATCCGGGCGTGTACATCCGCGAGCTGACGATGCTGAAGGGGACGTTCATCGTCGGTCTTCGGCACCGCATTCCGCTCCTGAACGTGATGGTCAAGGGCCGCATCCGCATCCTCAGCAGCGACGGCTCGAGCTGTGAACTGTCCGCTCCCGTGATGTTCTACGGCAAGCCAGACACCCGCAAAGTCGCGTATGTCCTCGAAGAGGTGACGTGGCTCAACGTCTACGAGACGAACGAGCGGGACGTCGAGACGCTGGAGCGGATCATGTTCGACATGGACGAAATCCCGCGTCCATACCTCGGGCTCTTGCCTGAGAACGATTACCCCCAGATGCTCAAAGACATCGGTTGCACCGAGGACCAGCTACGCGCCGAGAGCGAGTGCGAGCACGACCTGTGCGACTTCCCGAACGGTCCCTACAAGGTCAAGGTAGGGCGCTCCCGGATCGAGGGCAAGGGACTCATCGCTACCGCCGACATCGCACAGGGCGAGGTCATCGCCTATGCGCGGATCGGTGGTCGGCGAACCCCGGCGGGTCGCTACACGAACCACAGCGGCGACCCAAATGCCACGTTCGTGGTACATGACGGCGACGTGTTCCTGATCGCGCTGCGGGACATTGACGGCTGCGTCGGCGGGATCGATGGCGAGGAGATCACGGTGAATTACCGGCACGTGCCGAGAGCGGAGCAACTCACATGAGCGGAGCGATCACTGCCATCGTCAGCGCGGTCGTCGTTGGCGGGGCGACCATTTATGCCGCCAACAAGTCGGCCAGCGCGACCGAGGATGCGGCTAACAAAGCCATCGCCGGGCAGGAAGGCGCGTTGGCGCAGCAGGCGGCGCTCAGCCAGCCGTACCGTGACATTGCCACAGGAGGTGCGATCGACCAGTACAAGAAGCTGCTGGGTATCGGCCCGGGGGGCGCTGGCGACATCCAGAAGACGCTGGAACAGACGCCGGGGTATCAGTTCACGAAGCAGCAGGGACTGGACGCCACGAAGGCTCAGGCCGCCGCGATGGGGCTGGGGCTCTCCGGCAACACGCTGACGGCGCTCGACCAGTACAGCTCGGGACTCGCCGACCAGACCTACCAGCAGGTGCTGGGTAACTCGCTGAACGCCGTGCAGCTCGGTCAGGCGGCGGCGGCCGGTCAGGCGGCGAACATCGGCAATGCGGCGAACACCATCAGCGGCATCCTGACGAATCAGGGAAACACCAACGCCGGCATCTACGCCAACGAGGCGGCGAGCCTCGCGAAGATCGCGGGCAACGCCGGCAACCAGTACATCACGTACAACACGCTCAAGAACCTGAACAACGCGCCGTCGTCCACCCCGAATTACGGGGGCGGGTACGTCCCGCCCGTGGACCCCGGCGTGAATGCTCCGGCCGATACCGTCATCTCCGCGTAGGAAGCAGCTATGCCATTCGATCCCAGCGTGATCGGCTCCATCGGGGACTCCGCACCGGACGTCGCGGGTTCCATCGGCCGTGCGTACAAGCTCAAGGACATGGTGACGTCCAACGAGATGAACGCGCTGGAACTCTCCGAGAAGCGCCGCGACGTGGCGAACCGCCAGAAGCTCGAGACCGTGCTGCGCGGCGTCGACTGGTCGAGCCCCGAGAGCCGCATGGACGCCGTGTCCAAGGTCGCCAAGAACGTCGGCGGCGTGGAGGCGATGAAGCTCTCGTCAGAGATCTCGGCGATGGAGCGAGACCAGCTCGCGGTGAAGCAGAAGAAGCTCGAGATCCAGTCGAAGCTCGACCAAATGCCCATCGACAAACTCAAGATGTATACGGAGCGTGTGGATGCGTTCATGAGCCCGATGACCGGGGTCGTGGAGCAATACGACGACCTGATCGCGAAGGGCGCGCCGCCGTCGCAGGCCATCAAGGCAGTGCAGCCCGCCTATGTGAGCGCCCTCGTCTCGATGCAGCAGTCCGGGATCTTCAACACGCCGGAGGACGCGCAGCAGTTCCAGAAACTCGGCGCGCAGTTCGACCCGTCGAAGATCAAGAACATGCTTTCGCAGTCGCGTGAGATGCGCAAGGAACTGGCGGACGCCGACAAGCGTCGGCAGCAGACGAGTCTTGAGGAGCGCCGGCTTTCGCTCGAGGAGCGCCGCACGGCTGCGATCGAGAAGAAGACCGACGCCGCCGGCTTCGCGCCGGACGAGAAGGATCTTCTGGGTTCCATGGCGCTGCTGGGCATCAGCATCCCAAGCGGGCGCTCGGCGGCGCAGCTCAAGGCGTCTCTGCGCGGGATGCTGGACGCCAACCCCGGCAAGTCGGGCGCCGAGATCGCCCAGATGGTCAAGGAAGGCAAGATCGCGTTCAACGTCGAGAACAAGGAGCGCACCACGGCCGCCGGCATCGCGGGCCGCGTCGCGGTCGGCGAGAACGAACTGCTGGCGTTCGCCCCGCCTGCGTTGGCCATTTCCGAAAAGGTCCCGCGCGGCAAGTTCAAGCCGTTCAACCAGCTCGTTCAGATCGGAGAGGCCAATCTGTCGGACCCGGACCTGAAGGAGCTGTACGGCCGCACCAAGGCGATCCTGAACGCCTACGACGTGGTGACGGCGCGTGGTGGCACCGACAAGGAGAAGCGTGCCGAGAACCGCAAGGTCCTTGAGACGGCGGATAGCCCCGAGGCTTACCGACGGGCGCTGGAGACGATCATCGATGAGGCAAAGAAGGCGAAATCCAGTGCGCGAGACGCCGAGCGAGGCGACAAGCCGGCGGGCGATAAAACACAGGACCCGCTGGGTATCCGCTGATGGCTACGATTGCCGAAATCCGCGAGAAGTACCCGCAGTACTCGGACCTGAGCGATGACGCTCTCGCTGATGCGCTGCACCAGAAGTTCTACGCGGACATGCCCCGGGACGAGTTCAACCGCAAGGTCGGCTACACCCCGAATGCTGCAGAGGCCCCCGCCGCGCAGGCGAAGCCGCTGGAAGATCAGGCGGCCGATGTCCTGAAAAACCCCGTTCCGGCCCTCATCGGCAGCGTCGAGGCAGCCGCCCATGCGGTGAGCGGTGGCATCGCTG